GCTGTTCGACAACTGGACAAACCTTCACTACTGCTCCGAGTATTCAAAGAACATCCACTATTACAACGGCTGGTGTACTAATTCGGCTTACAAGATCGGCAAAAAGGTCATTTTCCGCTGCTGTGCCTTTAGTGACTGGTCCGGCAGGTTTGAACCGTCGTGGCGCGTGGAAAGCGCACTTTCTCAGATCGAGCGGGTGCTGCACTACCTGGACACCAACGGCCAGAAGTACAACGGCGACGAACTCCGGGCAGCCCTGAAAGCCGCAGAGCAGGCCGGGCAGAGCCAGAAGATCCAGCTTCACTACTTCACCGCCACGTTTTACAAAAAGGGCACCTGCCACATCGAGTTCACAAACGAGGACGTTTTGAAATCCTTCAACCTCTACGCCGGACAGAAAAAGGGCTGGCTGCCGCCCACCTACGGCAAAAAGAGCTATCACGATATGCCCGCCGCTGATCGGAAGGTGGTGGACAGCTTCGAGGGCGAGGAAAGCTACACCGACACCCTCACCCGGCACCTGATCCCCACGAAATCCACCTTCTTACAGCTGAACGCATAACACGAAATCGGACACTCTGGCAGGGCAGGCACCGTAAAGCAGCCCCGCCCCACTACCCCGGCAGCCCGCCGGGGCTATCACGAAATCCAACCTCACGAAACACGAAAAGGAGCTGTCACGAAATGAAACTGAAAGAGACCCGCATTCTGGACGCTGAGGGCGCACGTTACGCCTGCATCGCCAACGACTACTGCACCCGGTGCGATTGCGAAGAATACGACCGCATCTTGAACGATGCAGCCGAGAGCAGCCGCAAGCCGGGCGGCATCACAGTGGACGATCTGGCCCGCATCGCCGAGGCCATCAAAGCCCGCAGCGAAACGGACGACGATGTGCCCGCCATCGCCTTTGCCCTCTCCCGCCGCACCGTCTCCCACTTCACCGAAGCCTGAGCCGCCGCCCAGCACGAAACACGAAAGGAAGGATTCGAGTATGAAAACCTATACCCGCCACAGCATTGCAGGATGGGACGTTTACACGGACGATGAAACCGGGCGTGTCCACCATCTCGTTGACCCGGATTCCAACGACCCGCGCACCCTGTATCCCTACATTCCCGCCGCCGGGGGTGGATGGGATAACGCCTGCGGCAGTCTGACGCTCTCCGCCCTGCGCGGCCGCATGGCACGAAACACCATCCGCTTTGCCTGATTTCTGCGCCCCGGCCACCCGCCGGGGATTTTGTGGGATTCCACACGAAATCTTTCTTGCGTTTTATTGCTTTTCTTTGCGTTTTGCCCTATCATGGTTGTAACGAAATCCAGTAACAAAAACCGACAAGGAGGTATTCTCATGTATACGATCCCTGCATTTGGCCCTTGGCCTGAACAGAACGCCGGACCCGACGAAGAAAAGCGGCTGACCAGTGCCCAGCAGAGCAAGACCAGCCCCACCAGCATTGACCGAGAACACGAAACCGGGGTTTTCTACGGCTCCGGCAAGCTGCCCTATCAGACCAGCCTTGCCGCCTGCACCTGCAACGATTTTGTGAAGCGGAAAAAGCCCTGCAAGCACGTCTATCGCCTTGCTATGGAGCTTGGGATCATCCCTCTGGACTATAAGACGGGCAGGAGCAGCGGCGAACGGAACGAAGCACAGATCAGCTTTGAGGACAGCATTGCCCTTGTGGAGCAGCTTTCTGAGGCTGCACAAAAGCACGTCGAAAATATGTTGTACTACACCAGCGAGCGGGTAGACGACCGCCAGCGAGCCGTTACCTGCCACGATCTCGACGTTTCCGAGGAGCTGCGCACGTCGCCGCTGATCCACGAAAATCCTTATCCGCTGGCCGAGGTGCTTTCCGACCTCTCGAAACCGAACCTGCTCATTCTCCTTGATGCCATCCGCCGGGAGGACAAACCCCGCCGCAGCGCAGCCAAAGCCAAAATCGTGGAGTGGATCGCCGAAAACGTGCCCATGCTGGCAAACGAGCTGCCGCCGTGTGCATCCTTCTCCTTCGTGGAGGTGTTCGACAAGGCCCAGCGGGACGTTTACAAGTATCTGCGCCGCAAGTATGAGATGGAAACAGACTGGTACACCGGGCTTGAATATCCCGCCGGAGCAAGCCTCCCCAACGAAAACGAACTTGTATTTTACTTCCCGGAAGACCGGGTGACTGCCGCCCTCACGAAATACGGCTGCAACCGCTGCCTGCATGGGTACATTCCCACGAAATCGAATCGCTGATTTTGTACACGAAATTCACTTTTTTGTGATTGAATTGAACTTTTTCGTTATCAAAACTTCAACTCATTCACGAAAACCGCACGAAATGGAGCATTTTCATGGATGAAACTGAATTTTTCGCCCCGTGGCGGCTGGTTGCCGCCTTTGCAGACGGCTCCCGCCTGACCTTCGACGGATTGACCGAAGAACAGGCCAGGGACGCAATGGAGGCCGCCCAGGAAGAGCACGGCGACATTGGCTACTGGAACCGGGTCACAGATCAGAACTACGAGGACGGCAGATACTACAAGCTGATTCCCGAGCCGCCCGCCGTGCATATCGTGGACTTCACCGGGTACGATGGACCACTTGACGAGAACGGTTTTCCTGTCGGGCTGCCGGATGAAATCGCCCGGTACGCCAAAGAGCAGGGAGCCGCCCCCGATGCCCCGCAGATCATCCTCAAGCGCAACGCACCCAACAAAAAGGAGAGCGAACAATGAGCCACATTCTCCCGGAATCTCAACCAATTATCGACCAGCTGAAGCACGACTTTGTAAAAAGCTGTGCCCCTGCTATGGAACAATTCCAACAGGATCAGAATGTACAGCAGGCAGAAGCCGCTGTGAAGCAAAGATTTTGCATGATGCACGGCCTTTCTCCCGATGAAGTCACCGTGTCCAGCAGCGAGGACGAACATGGTGTTCGTACCTTCACGATCACCGAAACCCCATCCACGCAAATGGTCGATATAACCTTTACCATCCCCACAGAGTAACGAAAAGCCCGCCGGGTCCATGACCTGACGGGCTTATGATGTTGAAAGGACAGACTTATGCAGGATTATTTTGAAATGCCGGATGTTGTGACAACCTTCAAGATTGGAGATTTCACGCTTTATGTTTATGCCTATCGCCGACTTTCGCCGCGTGAGGGCACCGAAATGGTCCGTCAGTACCTCATGCAGAACAGATTAAAGAAACTTCCAAAATCAGGTTCCGGCAAACTTATAACCGTGATTGGCTTCGACGAATCGAACGAATGATTTGTTCGCAAAACCACTCTGCTTCTTTCTCGGAGTGCAGCACAATGCACCCGCTATTCCCGGGGCAAATCTCAATGCCGCCATCCTCCCGGCTGCTGATTGACAACAAGATTTTGTCCGCCATCTCCCGGCACTCCGCCGGTGGATTTTTCATTATCTGCTCGACTTCTTCCTCGCCAATCTCGATTTCCTGTGTGGTCTCAGGAAGATCATTGTCGGTCAACTCAATTCTGATTCCCATTTTTGCCCTCCAAAATCTCAGATTCTACAATACCCGGCAGGCCGCACAGCCCGCCGGGTAATTTCTTGCCAACTTTTCCACATTTCCGGGTAGTCGTGTTTGTTTTTCTGCGCCGGGTGGACACAATTTGCGGAAGCGCATTTGCGTGAGGCCCCGACGGTCGATCTTCCCTATAGGAGAATATCGCCCTCAAGCCACGCATCTGCCCGGGGCAGGGTCTCGCGCACGTTATACGCGCGTGATAATAAAGCGGGGCACTCTGGCAGCCGCTCCATGCCTCGGCCAAAGGCCAGCAGTGCCACATTCCGAAGCCGTTTCAAGTGCTGGATGCTGTACCCCGCATCGACCTGTACTTCTGCCCATTTTTTGTGGCCGATGTAGTATTCTGTCAGGATTAGATTGTGGACACTGTCCAGGCGGTCAATTTGTCCCCGGATCAAAGCCTCGTCGGACTTCAAAAGAGCCTGCTGGCGTTCCAGGCTTCTCAATCTGTCACCGATGCCCAGTTCATCCATTTTGCAGGCCATTGCCGCTGTGCTGTCACCGGGCAGCCCGCCGCCGGGCATACCGTCCATGTTGATGCCTTTCAGCGTATCTACTTCGTCGTCCAGAGCGGCACACTGGCGGCGGATGATCGTAAGCCGACGGGGAATGTCTGCGCAGTATTTCAGAATCGCTTCCGCCTCGTGTGTCTTCATGCTCTGCCTCCCGAAAAATTAAAACTCGCTGCCGAAAATGGGGCCTTGCCCGTTCACCCGCTCGACCATAGCCCCCACGCCGTAGATGTCCTCCACCACGCGGCGCAGCTTCTCGTAAGCTACCATCTCGCCATCCTCAGACCATCCAAGGAACTGCTCGAAGTTTGAGCGGGTCTCGCGCATAACAGCTGCGATCTGCTCCACGGTATAGCTCATGTCGTGCAGAGCTTCCACACAATACCGGGCTACCATGTCAGCAGCATCCCGGCGTTCGGCGAGAACTTCCCGCTCATTGGCCGTCCTGCCCAGCTTGCCCGCCGGGAGCAAGAACTGTTCCGCCATCAGCGGGGTTGTGCGGTCTTCCAGCGCAATGCGGGCTTTCCGTGCTCCCCGTTTATCCCGGTCAAGGGTGTACCGCTCCGCCGCATTGTTCATCTTGACGGTCAGCACAGCCGCCTTTCCTGCATCAAAATCCAGAATGTCATGTGCCGCTGCCACAAAACAGTACGACACGACCTGCCCGATAGCTTCCCGGTTCAGCGATGCCGCCGTTTTGGTTCGACCAAGGTTGATCTGCCGATTTACGGCGTTCTGGATGCTCTGCCGGTAATACGACGGCACTCTTGCTCTGCTTTTTCCCATGTTTATGCCTTTCCCGCCTGTTCTGACAGGCGTTTCCACTCTTTGATCTCGGATTTTGTGTCCGGGGTGATGATTTCCCGGAACACATAGCCCCGCGGCTCTGCGACCAGGTCGATAAACAGTCTGCGACGGTAGATGTAATCTCTCTGCGCCCGCCGGGTGAATTTTGATTTGATTTCCACCACTTCCACCGTTCCGTCGGCGTATTCCAGCACATAATCCGCCGTATACCTTGCCGCCGGGAGGTGGACGGCGCAAAAATCCTTTGCGGGTAGCAAAGGAAAGGCAACGTGCGGCGTTGCCTTAATGATCCTGCCGGACTGGATGCCCGGCAGTACCGTGCCGATGTAAAAATCATACTCGCCCTTGCTCTCGAAGGTCTTGCCGATCTCCCCGGCAGCCTTGGCCGCTGCTTCCAGCGATACCGCCCCCGTCGAGGCTTTTCTTGCGCTGCGGGCGGCTATTTGCTTCTCCGCCTGGGCACGATACCTGGGCGGCAGGTCTTCCAGTTCCAGTCTCGCACTCACGGTTGATTCCTCCTGTTCTTGCTCTTTGGTGGTTCCTTGCGGTACAGGCTCACGATCAGATGCCGGGTAGAGTTCCCCGTGATGATGACTTCGCACCGATGCAGGGTGTACCCCGGGTACATCCGTTCCCAATATGCCCGGTCTTCCAGACAGTTTTCGCACACATCTTTCAGCTTTGAGCGGCTCATTTTATTGTCGTTCGGACGGGGCATTTTGGGCGGCTGCAAGCCGTGGCTCTGCCGCCAGTGCCGCTTGCACCGACGGTTCTTCACGATATATCGGGCAAGGCTTTCCACGCTGTTGTGGTCGAAGTGCAGCGGCTCACACCGAGCCATGCCCCGGCCATTCCATGCCTGTTCCACCATTTCCCGGGTTAGCCCCGCCGGGTGGGTCATAATGACGTGGTGATGGTGCCGCCCCAATACTTCACCCGTCACCGGGTCCATGGTGCAATACTCCGTCACCACAACCCACTTTGGACGCTGGATTCCGTTCTTGTCGCAAAGACGGTACAGCTTCTTCACAGCGTTGGAGAAATCCCGGTCAGCCCGGGCAAGGTCATTGGGAGCCGGATGGTGTTCATCATCGTAGGTATATGTAACCGAGAAATCTCCGGGGCGGAAGTTCGTGTTTACCAGTAGAATGAGATAGCGGCCAGATTTGCGGAGGTTGTAGGCTTCCTTTGCCAGACTGGTGGCAAGTTCTTTCTTCCGCCGGGTGCTGGCCTTGTGTTCCTTCTCCGAAACCTCAAAAAATTCCGCCTGCATGGTGGGCGCAGTGGCATAATCTTTGCCGCAGATGTATTTCTGTTCTCTGACATAAAAGCCGCCGCTCATACCCACTACGTCCTCCTTTCCGTAAACGTCCAATTTGCTGAATAAAGGCCAAACCGCCAGCTGCCCGGGAACTTCTATGCTTGCCCCCGCCCCCGCTCCGGGAAGTCCTGCTATCCGTTACGCCCTTCTGCCGCGGGGAGACAATACAGGGGGTTCCCCCTGTACCCCCGCCACGGGGAACGGCTTGCATAGGTCTTGACTAAATCTTGCTTAGACCTTGGTTGGACTACAAGCTAATTTTCAATCTAACCTCAAGCTACGCTCTCCGCTGGTTCTTAGTTTATCCTCGGTATACAAGCCCCTTGCCGCCTCGTCGGGGCGGCAATTTTATGACGGGCTTACTTATTCTCTGGAAACGACTTCAAAATGTAGTCATTTCAAAACAAAACTGTTGAGATAGGGCAGCACCTCGCCGCCACAGGTGGACACGATCAAACCGAAGTTCTTTTGGAAAACGTGGAAGTAAAGGGCATTGCTTACCTTTGCCGATCCCTCGGCGCGCTGCTCCTGAATCATCCGGGTTGCCTGGTTCCGGGACAGCCCCATACCCATCAGGAGCTTTTTCATTCTCTTGGTTGTCATTTCAGTTCACCTCGTAGTCTTCAATGCCGTTTTCGTCCGTCCGCTTTTCCCAGTGTTCGCAGCTGTCCTCAACGTCGGTGACATCGGTGCAGTTCAGCGACAGACCATTGAAGCAGACCCAGGTATACTCCTCATGCCAGCGGCAGTTACAGCAAATTTTTTCAGGTCCCATGTTTTCCACCATTCCAGAATCCATCCATTGCCTCCCGGTACGCTTTGAAGCAGTCCGGGCACAGATCGCCAACGCCACAGATTCTTTCGCAATCAAGTGCCCATCCGTCCAGCGGTTTGCTGTCATACTTTCCGTCGTCGAACCGCTCTGCGAATACCTGCTTGCGGCAGCGGTTGCAGATGAACATTGCGCCGTTCTTTCTCATGTAAATACCTCACACATGATGCTGTATTTTTCCTCCGACCCCGAGCGGCCTTTTCCCGTACATTGCACGGCATTGCGGGCAAAGGTCAATTACTCTTGGATACTTCAAAGGGAATCCGTTGAAATCTGTGGTCACTTCCCAATCAGTCACCCAGTCCTGCGTTGTCAGCATATCCTGAAACCCACCCTCAAGCTGTTCCTGAAATGCAACTCTCCTGCATATATCGCAAAATATAGCCTTGAACATCTTTTGCATATCAGCACCTCCCGCACTTTGCGCACTTGCCATCACAGGCAGGCTTTCCTTCGGTGGGTGCCTCGTACAGTTGCACCATCGGCTGCGGCTGATCCGAACGATTGAGCGGCTTGTCATACTGAACCGTGTAGTCGCCCTTCGGGTTATCGTGCCATGCCAGAGCGTGACGGATCGCAAGCCAGACCTGTTCTGCCCGGTACGGGATTCTCATGCAGTAATCAAGTGGAGCCGAAAGAACATATCTTCTGTACAGCTTGTCCACTTCTTCCTGCATGATGTTCCGGCGGGCAACCGAGATATGGAAGATTTCATCCCGTTCTTCTTCGTCGGCAAACGAATCGTTTTCCAGAGCGGCGTAGAACTTCGCCATGCACAGTTCGTCTGTCAGGTCTTCAAACTGCCCCATGTGCAGACGAAGGTACATCTCGCAGGCTTTTGCTACCGCCTCGGCCACCGGGCGGCTCATGGTTATGGTGACTTTCTCGATCTCTGCCGGCGCGTTCTTTTTCTCGTCCATGTCGTTACCCTCACAGCTTGACAACTGATGCTCCATAACCATCGCGTACCATAATGCCATCTTTTTCCGTAACAAACATCGTTGTCTTGAACGGGAAGTTTGCGGCACTGATGCCCGCTTCATTGGCAGCATCGATCAGCATCCCGCACGGACCATAATCGCACATGATGGAAAAGTGGTTGAACATTCCACTTTCTGCGTATTCCGCCATGCGTTTTGCCAAGGCTTTTTTGAACATGTCCGCCTGAGCTGGCGTTATGTTCTTTCGCCCCATGTCAGCAAGGAGACACGCAGTAACGGAAGTGAAACTGTTATCTCCATTGCTGTGTGGCCGATCTTCGAGTATTCTTTCCGCCCACCAGTTGGCGGCTTTCTCGATTGCCTCTTTTTCCAAAATCATTCCGCCTTTTTATCCTCCGTCTTGCACAGCCTCGCTGTTTCCCGTGCCATGTTCACCATCTTCTGCAGCGTTTCCAGCAAATTGCCGGACAGATTGATGGGCAGAAGTGCTGCCCGCACGATCATGCCGTCCCGGATAACGTAGTACCGGGAACCACTCGTCGTATGCCGCAAGCAGTAATTGATATAGTCACTTTTCTTGATCTCGTCCATCACGGGAACCAGCCTGCTTGCGGCGATGAAGTCAATGGCCTTTTCGTCCGGGTCTGTCAGCCCCATAAGAAGTGCCCCGCCGATATTCAAGTTGATATAGCTGGTTTTGCACTCAACCTCATTCTGAACAGCATCTTCGAGGTTCAGACCGCAGACATCCGTAATGGTGTTGCAGTCGTATGCGGTGTATATCACATCTTCCCATTTCTTTTTCTCGATTCCGAGCATCGTCATAACCTCTGCTTCGCTCCACGGCTTAGGAAACCCTTCCAGCGAGTAGATTTCAGAATTTGTGCCGATGTAGAACTTCGTTTCAACATCATCCGGGCCATGCACCCTGTACAGGCGGCAGGAGCCACGGTCTTTAATTACTTTGGCAATCGCTGCAATTTTCATGTGTGTACCTCTCCAATGGCCTGAACTTCAAACCACTCAAATTCTATGTAGTGTTCTGCAGCCTGCTTCTTCGCCTTGCAAACAGCTTCTTCCGCAGATTCTGCCGTGACCCGGTATATCAACCAGCACGGCAAGCCACGGCCACAGCCTTTCAAGACCACTTCATACGTTTTCATCCCGGCCAGCCTCATGCGAACAGATACAGCCAGCAGAGTTTAGCCAGCGCAGCGGGTGCCAGCAGCAGAACCGCCGCCCAAATTGCCGCGGCCAGCAGAAGCAGAACCGTACCGAGAGTTTTAACCAGTCCATCCATGATTTTTACCTCAACCTTCCTGCTCGTCTTCATCGTTCCGCACCTGACAGGCAGGTGCGGATATGGGATTCTTGATCTTGGCGACGGGGCGGACACCAGCCTCATGCGAGGCGTTGCTGTAGTCGCAATCCCCGTAGCTGTTCGCGTAGGCGAAACAGGCTGCCGAGTTCTGCACCCGATTCTGGAGCCAGTACCATTCCCATCCACCATTCAAGCCCTGAGAGGCGATACGGTTCTTCCGCTGCTTCATCGGCTTCCACTGACTCACGCTTTCGGATTCATCTTCGCCGCACGGGTTTGAGCCGAAGATTTCCTTCTCCGTCGGCAGCCGCAGCAGGTCGCCGTTTTCAAAAGGCAGCAGCAGCTTTCTGATTTTCCGAGGGAAGCGGTCGAATACTTCGCCGTTCAGCTTTTTCCGCAGGTCGGAGGCATCCCAGCCGCCCGCATTGGTGTTCTGCGGATTCATGCTGTACTCTTTTGCCAGGCAGTCCGCAAAGCAGAAGATCATGCCGTCCTTTTCCTCCTTGACGGCCAGCATCTCTACCTTTTCGCCATCGGACAGCTTAAAGCGGATGATGTCGCCCACCCGGAACAAGTTGACTTTGATTTTCTCGGTTCTTCTTACTTTCATGTGATTTTCGTCCTTTCAGTTCGTTTCTTTGATTATCCAAACACGGTGTTCGCCGTATCCGTCCCAGTTCAATGCGTCCTCATGGCTGCCAGAAACGGCAATATCCAGGTGGCTGCCCTGCACCCCTGCACCCTTGTCCTGCACAATGCGGATTCCAACATCTTCGATGTAGACCACCGTGCCATAAGGGAGAAGCGTCTGGTCTGCCGCCACAGTTACATCCGCCTGGATCGGCTGCCCGCTGGCGGTGATCCCCGTGCCCGTGCCGCAGATGTGCTGGTATTTCTCGGTGCAGTATGCGGTACACTCGAAAACCCCTGCATACTCGACAACCAACTTTTTATCCAGCGTACCCCTAATTTTCAACTCGTCCGCCAGATCGTCTGCATACTGGGCGATAACTCCGGCGGTTTCTTCCCAGTCCTCCGCGCGGGATTTGTAAATATCCCGCTGGATTTCCAGGTCGTCGATCCGGCTGTTTGCCAGTCCAACGGCAACGCTGCTGGCAGCTGCCGCGCAAATCGCAACAGATACAGCCAGCTTCGACAGGGTATCAGGTCTCATTTCCTTCATCCTCCGATTTTTGGAACACAACAGGCGGGTGCCCGTGTGTTTGTGCGCGGAGCGTTCCTGTTACATTTACAGAAACATCCATGTTTTTCCCGCCTTGGTCGTTTAGCACCAGAGATTCCATCAGTCTTTGATTCTGTACAACAGCCGTTTTGTTTCCGCCCGCCCCGGTCATCAGTGTCGGGCTGCATTCTTCTGAATAGCCGATTCCGCCAGAATTTCCAAGGTCAAACCCGGCAGCACGTTGGATCAGGCTTTGGTCTTGGCGTGTCGCCAGCGTCGCGGAAAGCTCCGTCTGCACCAGCGGACCTTTGCCGCCACCCTCACAGCCTTGCCGGATTTTCAGGGTGTAGGCTCGTTCTGCCCCCCCTCGGAGCTTTCCTGCTTCCACCATGCGATCATGCCATGAATAGCAGTCAGGAGCAAGGCAGGCAACGGTCTGCCCCCCCCCTCCGGGAGGCACGGTCTAAAATGCCATTCAGTGCCGCCACGCTCAAAAGCGACCATCGTGGCGGCTTCTCCACGAGTATCGCAGACAGCATATATTCTTCGGCGACGGTGGGGGATTCCCCAATATTGAGCGTTGACAATTCGATAGGCAACAGCTCCGTAGGACACAGCTTTTGCCCATTTTCCATGCTGGCGAATAGGCTTATCTGTTCCACCTCCGGCAAAATCTCGGAGGTGCAAAAGCTCGTTGAGAACAATTTCAAAATCCTTTCCGCCATGCGACGACAGCGCACCCGGCACATTTTCCCAAATGACAAAGCGCGGATACCTTCCGCCTGTGGCAGACAGCATTTCCCGGATGACCCGGATTGCTTCATAGAACAGGCAGCTTCGGTCGCCGCCCAGTCCTTTGCGCTTTCCCGCAATGCTCAGGTCTTGGCAAGGAGAGCCGAAAGTGATGATGTCCACCGGCTCGATCTGACCGCCTTTGATGTCCGTTATGCTGCCGAGGTGTTGCATCTCCGGCAGGTGTGTTTTGGTAACGGCAATAGGGTAAGGCTCCACTTCGCTTGCCCATACAGCCCGCCCGCCGCACATCACAGCACACAGTGGCATAGTCCCGCTTCCATCGAACAGGCTGCCCAGCTTTACCTCCGCCGCAGGCTTCCCCAATTCCCGGAAAGCATTTTGGACGAAGAACAGGGCATTCGGCAAGGCCATTCCGTTACCCCACATGGAATACTCCGCCGACGGACTGTGCAGCTCGTCGTGCCATCTCTTCACTGCGGCATCGCTTCTGGCTCCATCCGCCCGGGCAATGATTTTCTTCGGTTTCTGCCCTTTGATCTTGCAATTTCTCAGGTACACTTCCCGCCAGAACTTGGTTTCTTCTGCGTCCGTCAGCGGCGCGATTTCTCCCCAGCCATCTGGAAAACCCTGTAGCCGCCCGCATTCCATCGGCAACAGGCGGCGCACGATCCATTCCGGCAGGCGCGGCACATCCGGCTGAATGACCGGGTTGATGTAATTCAAACTCCATCCCCCTGATTCTTTCGCTTGGAGCGTTCCGCTCACCGTGCCATTCAGACGGCTGTTTCTTGCATCGTACGCCACCGCATGACGGTCTTGCGTGTTCAGCGTGAACGAGGCATTTTCCCGGACACCACTTCCATTTTGATTTGTGTTTCGGTCAACAAAGTTCCCGGCAAGGCAGAACGAGTTGTAGCCTACAATGGTTCTGTCCTTGTCACGGCTCAGGGTTGGTGCTGTATTCATCAGGCGTTCGGCGTTGGTCTGGGTGGATGCAATGCAGCACACGTCTTTTTCACTGTTCACGCTGCCGCCCCCCCTCGAACCAGAATAGCCTGTGACCGCATGGTGCTGGCGGTGTGCATCAGCGAAGGAGCTACGCCGTCGGCATCGTATACCCGCTTTCCCTGTGGGAAGTCCTGGGTCAAGCATTTAATCTCCATGGTTTTCCTCTTTTCTTGTGCGAACGGTCGGCATCGAACCGACCCGTCTGTTGATGATGGGGAATCGGAAACAGGCGGCACCTTGCGCTCGCATATCAGACCCGCTCCGTAAGAGAGGTACAGAGCGGGGCGGCCACTGCAATGGCCTGTTGCTTTTGGCCTGAGCAAGTTGAACAGGGTGTTTCTGCGCTCACACTGCGGCGCACCCGTTCCCGTCATATCCATGCGGGTGCGGCTTCGGCAAGAACGGCAGCCCGGTTTTTCATCGGGCTTGAACGGAAAGGAGGACGCTGCTGTACAGCACCGCTCCGCCGTGCCGGGCGGCTGACTTCATGGCCGTGCCCGGCTTTCATGGAAAGCGTTAAGCAGGCGCAGATGGGGTTCGGCCCCATTCACAGTGCCCCTGTACCAGAAAGGCACCCCGCGCCACATAAAAAGCAGCCCCGCTTCTGCGGGCAGGGCTGCCTATCGTTCTACCGGGGACAATGCTTTGTATCAGCAGCATCGTTTCCCTCATAGTGCTTGCACTCCACGTTGTAGCCGCTGCACGGAGCACATCGCGCAGCGGTGATCTTGAACGTGTGCTTGCACTGTTCTACGTCATTCTTCTTTGTGCCCCTGTGTGGGGCAATTCCGATATGTACGCTCCTCGCCAAACTCTTGACCCTCCTTGCTTTATATAGGTAGCTGCACCGTCCAAGCGGGGATGTGTTGCAGCGTTTGTCCTGCACCGCTTCCCAGTGCTCCGGCGGGTTGAAGTTGATCCGCCGCCGAGGTTTCAACCACCCTTCGAGGAAGTAAGGATCACTATCCCATTCTTTAGCCGCTTCATCTGCCCACTTGAGCATTTCTTTTACGGCTTCTGGCAGTTCAAATTTTCCATCCCATAGGGGGCTGTCTGCCTCTGTAATGTCCGGCATGGTTGCTGGTAGCTCTATTCGCTCACCGCTCGGAAGTTCAAGATAGGCGGTATACCCGCTCACTTTTCTACCCCCATAATGTGCGTGGCGATCATATCCGCCATGTGAACGCACAGGGCTTCGGGGCAGCTGTCATATACTTTGCTCAAGGTTTCCCAGTCCTGCCGCCCAGTGTAGGCACCCATGTGCCAGCGGATCGCCAGCACTTCTTTGTCTGTCAGATGCAACCACCTCTGGATCAGAATGACCGATTCTTCACCATGCCCCAGCATCCTGGTGTCTCTGTACCGATACCCACCCTCCGGCTTTGCAATGTACTTCCCGGCCTTGCAGACATCGTGCAGCAGGGCCGCAGTCAACACAGCGTTCTTATCGCATTGTGCAAACCGTTCCGCCTCGCACAGCTCCATTGCAGCCTTTGCCACGTTGAGGGAGTGGATCAGCAGACCGCCTGGTACATTCAGGTGATGATTTGCGCTGGCCGGGCTGTTGAAAAAGCCAATTTCGTCAAGCACTCGCCACATCACCATGCTACCAGGTCTCTTCCCGACTGCCTCAATAAACATCTGCTTGTACTGTTCTTTCGGGGAATATACGCCTTGTCCTTCCATGCCGTGTTCCTCCGAAATCAAGCCTTGCCCAGAGGTTTGGCAGGCAGATCAGCGGGGCCAATAGCCTTGAGGTCTTCCGGGTTGATTTCCTGGGTAGGATGTTCCAACGCCTGATCGAGTGCTGCATCCAGCCCGATCTTCACATCCTGCAGCAGCTTTTCGGCCTCCTTCATGTCATTGCCGCAAGCCGCAGCAACAATGTTCGCTGTCGCTGCAACGGCAAGGTTCACCAGCGTTTCATCGTCACCATATGCCCACAGGTCAACATGGTTGTTTTCCAGTTCTACGGAAAAGCCAATCTTCTTTTCGTCGTTCATATTGTAGTCCTTTCTTTGGTGGGTGGATGTTCGGTCTTTGGCGGTACGCCCCGGGGTCAGCACCGGGTGGAAGGGAATGCACCCCCTCCTGCACTGGCCGTACCAGATAAAAAGGCGGCATCGGACAGGTAGCCGCCACCCATGCGGGCCGCCCCGCTGTATTCTTTCTGCCCCTAGCAGGTAGGGCCCCGGCCTTGCGGTAGCCGGGCGGCCGCCCCCTAGATAGACTAGCCGCATGGTGGGCGGGTAGGTCTGCCCATGCCTTGAAGTTCACCCCTTCGGGCGTTCTCCCCGGTTCATCTTGTCTATGTACTGCTGCGCCAGATCGTGAACCATCTTTTTGAACGCTGCCCGCTTACGGCGTTCCAGCAGCTCAAAGATTCCGGCGCAGGCAATCACCGTAATAATCCCAGCCATCACGATTTCCTTGATCCATGCCATTTGTATAAATTCTCCCGGGTCTTATCCAACATATCCCGTCTGTGATTCGCCACCGTCTTCCAGTAATGCGCCTCCTTGGACACCTCAAGAAATGCTTCCTCAGCTTCTTTCTTGGCATAGTGGTTCAGGATGCCCCACAAAAGGAAAAGGGTCGTGGCTGCATCCGTCGCAATCCTCACCGCCAGATCAGGGGTGCCGATGTGATATAGCCAGATTGCAAGTTCAAGCATATTTCTACCTCATGTGAAATAAACTGGTTTGGTTCGTGTAATTCGCAAAGCGTTCTTCCTGTGTCTTGAAATAGAACGGGTCGATTTCAAAGCCGATAAAGTCAACACCCGCTTCATAGGCAGCAATTCTGCTGCTGCCGCTTCCGAGGTGGGTATCAAGAACTTTCTGCCCAGGCTTTGCGAAGTTCTGAAAAATCCAGTCATACAGGACAACAGGCTTCTGTGTTGGGTGAACTCGTACTTCATTCAAACTTTTGTTTCCCTGCATGATGTGCCCTTCGGAAATGCTCTTGCCCTGCATCATCCCGCTCCACATATAGCGGAACAATCTAACCGTCTTGAGTAGGTCCGTTGCCGCGATTTCGCAGTCTGAAAAGCTCGTTGCTTGATTACACTTATCCCATACGATACGCCCCGGAGCAAATCCATAGCTGAAATAGTTGCAGCCCCATATAATATAGTGGCGGCTCACACGGGTCAGCTCGTCAAAATACTCTTTTCCTGGCACTTCCCATGCGGGAGATACTGGGTAATCCCGATGCACTCCGATCCGGCTGACCTTTGATCCATAGAAGCCGCGACGTTCTGGTCCACTGAAATAAGGCGGGTCTACCACAGCGAGATCAAAATAGTCATTCGGAAATGCAGCCATTGCTTCCATGCAGTCCATGTTGTAGCAATGATTCAATTCAAACGTCTGCGCCGTCATTCTTTCAGCCCGCCGGGGTATTCCGCCCGATACCGTAACCGCTGCTTTGCATTGTAGAGCCGCATCTGCCCCAGTTCTGCGCTGTAGCCCGCACGTCCGTTGCTGTCAATCTCGCCGGTGTCGCCACGCTGCAGCTCTCTGTAAATAGTGGACCAGTTAAACGACATGGCACGGGCGATTCCCGTGATGCTCTGGCCGTTGTTATATCTGGCTTCCAAAACCTTGCGGTCTTCCAGCGTCATGTGCCTTGCCACTTCTTTCTCCCTCGCTTCCTGAAAAAATGCGCAAAAAAATAACGCAAGAGAATCCGCTTGATTTCTCTTGCGTTTTCTCTTGCGTTTATTTTACAATCTCAGTGTCGGAACGCGGCAGGCGGAAAAAACTTGCTTTTTGC